CGCTCAACAGCGGAACGTGCATAGTCGCAGACATGTCCCAGGTCGCTTTGCTCGACCGGGAGCAGGCGCAAATCCTGATAGGTTTCACGGGAAGCCAATTTGTTGAAAATGCCGCGACCGTACTCGCGGAACTGCGCGCGAGCCTGGCGTGTTTCGATAGCCACGCCGTCAACATCCTGACGCTACCGACGAATTCACCGTAAGACATGCGCGGGCGCAAACCGAAGCCGACCTGGCTCAAAGCGGTCACAGGAAATCCCGGGCATCGGCCGCTCAACGACGCCGAGCCCGTCTCGACAGTCGGCATTGGTCCGCCGCCGGAAAAATTCAGCGACGATCAGCGCGTCGCGTGGCTCGAGATGGTGAACCGCGCGGCTCCCGGGCAGCTCTCGCAGGTCGATCGCTCCGTGCTCGAACTGTATTGCCGCGCGAAGGTTCGCTACGACTTCTCCGACGCCAAGCTGGATCAATTCGGCGTCGTGATCAAATCCCCGGTGCAGGGCGTGCCGATGCAGAACTACTACTACTCGATCATGAAGGCCGAAACCAAGACGATGCAATGGTGCTTGGTCGAAATGGGATTCACTCCGTCCTCGAGGTCTCGTGTCTCAACCTCCCAAAAGCGTCAAGGCAAAGCCGACACGCCGTTCGACGACCTCAAGGATCTCCCGATCTAGGGACTACATCCTCGAGGCGATCGGGTTCGCTGAGGACGCGATCGCCGATTCGCGCGGGCTCACGCATGGCAAAAAGATCAGGCTCGCCGCGCGCCGCTTTATTCACGACCTGAAAGCGACCCAGCGGCAGCGGCCGCCGTACCTGTGGAGCGCCGAGCGGGCGATCAAGGCCTGCAAATTTATCGAGCGCCTGCATCACGTCGAGGGTAAATGGGTGACCGACACGATCACGCTCGAGCCGTGCGAGTGTTTTTTGCTGGTGCAGCTGTTTGGCTTTCGCCGCCACGACGGTACGCGCCGCTTCACGACGCTGCTCTACTGCGTCGCGCGCAAGAATGCGAAGTCAACTCTGGCCGCAGCGATTCTGCTGTACGTCTTTTGCATGGAGCCCGAGCATGGCCCGCAAGTGCTCTCGGCCGCGACCACCGGCAGCCAGGCGCGGATCGTGTTCAACATCGCCCGGCGGATGGTCGAACAGAGCGGCGGCTTGCAGAGAAGTTTCACGCTCGAGGCCTTCGCTAACGCGATCGTGCGATATGAGGTGGGCGGAAGGTTCCTGCCGATCAACTCCAAGGCATCGACCCAGGACGGGCTCAACCCCTCCGCGCTGTGCTTCGATGAGCTGCACGCCCACAAGACCCGCGACTTATTCGACGTGCTGCGCTCCGCGGTCGGCTCGCGCAACGATCCGATGTTCCTGTACACGACCACGGAAGGCTACGAGACGCCGGGACCGTGGCCTGAGATCCGAGGATTTGCCAACCATGTGCTCAATCGCGTGATCGAAGCGGACCACATGCTGGTCCTGATCTACGCGCTCGATGAGGCCGACGACGATTTCGATGAGTCGAAGTGGATCAAGGCGAACCCGATGCTCGGCGTCTCCATCCAACTGAAAAAAATGCAGGAGTACGCCATCGAGGCGAAGGCGCAGCCGGGCGCGCTCTCGGAATTTCAGATCAAGCGATTGAACCGCCAGGCCGCCGCCGCAGAGGGCTGGGTCGACCTTCGTCGCTGGCGGAAATGCTCGGGCGACGTGCCGATCGAGGAGCTCATCAAGGCGGGCGCGCCGTGCTGGGGCGGCCTCGACCTCGCATCGAGCCGCGACATGAACGCATGGCGCTTGCTGTGGCTCATGGATGGGATCTATTACACCTGGGGTCGTTACTGGGTTCCGGAGGCGGCCGTACAGCAGCGCACCGAGCGTCGATCGGTGCCGTATGCAGGCTGGGTCCAGGCCGGATTTTTGACGCAAACGGAGGGCGATGTCGTCGACTATCGAGTCATCCGCGAGGCCGTGATCGAAGATTGGGAGCGTTTCTCGCCGTCCAAAGTGGCGTACGATCAATGGAATGCGACGCAACTGGCGATCGAATTAGCCGAAGCTGGGGTGCCGATGGAAAAGTTTATCCAGGGTCCACGCTCCTACAATCCCGCGATGCAGGCCTGTGAAATCGCCTACTATGCCGGCCACTTACGCCACGGCGGAGACCCGATCCTGCAGTGGAACGCGGCCAACCTGGTACCACGCACCGATGGCAACAAGAATCTGGCGCCCGACAAGAAACGCAGTGCCGATAAAATCGACGGCATGGCCGCGCTCCTGATGGCCTTCGGCCTCTCGGCGATCGAGGAGGGCGACGGCGACTCGGCCGGGTTCTTCGCTAAGCCGGTGGTCATGTGAACGTCGCCGAGCGTCCCACCTTAAGGCAGAAGACGGCCGAATTTTTCAATTCGTTTTTCGACTACGGTTCGGGCTCGATCGCGCGCGGTTTCTATCCGGTCGCCGCCGGCGGCCAGGCCCGCCCGCCCATCAACGCGGCGAAGTCCGCGGCCGGCACCATCGTCACGCCGAACACGGCGATGGCGCTCTCGACCGTGTGGGGCTGCGTGTGGCTGATGTCGAACGCGGTGAGCTCGCTCCCGTTCATTCTGAATCGGCGCTCGGGCGCCAACCTGGCCTACGGCGCGCCGGCCTTCGATGTGCCGCTGTACACGGTCCTCAATAGCCAGCCCAACGCGCAAATGTCCGCCGTCACCTTCTGGAAATTTATCGTCGCCTCCGAGCAGCTGTGGGGCAACGGCTACGCGGTCAAGGCCTTGAACTCGCAGAACCAGCTGATTGCGTTGCAGCCGCTGCGCCCCGAGTACATGGTGCCCTATCGGCAGCTGATCCCGGACACGGAGCCGAAGCAGTACGAGATCCGCTATCGCTATTACTCGCCGCTCGAGTCGATCGACTTCTCGGCGGATCAAATCTTTCACTGGAAAGACCGCTCGCTCGACGGCCTGGTGGGCCTCTCGCGCATCGAATACGCGCGCAATTCGATGGGCATCGCGCGCGCCGCCGAGGATGCGACCTCGGAGACCTTCAAAAACGGCCTGCGCTCGGGCGGCTTTGTCCAGTCGCAGAAGTTTTTGAACCAGAAAAATCGCGACGAACTGCGCGAGTCGATGCGCCAATTCGTCACCGGCGGTCCGGAGTCGGGCGGAATGATGGTGCTCGAGGGCGGCCTCGACTTCAAACCGATCACCATGAACCCGCAGGACGTGCAGCTCCTGGCCTCGCGACAGTTCAGCGTCGAGGACATTTGCCGCTGGTTCCAGGTCCCGCCGGTGCTCGTCGGCCACGCGGCCGCCGGCGTCACCGCCTGGGGCTCAGGCATCGAGCAGCTGCTCCTCGGCTGGTCCTCCCTGTCGCTTCGCTCCTACGTGCGCGGCCTCGAGCAGGAAATCGGCCGCTCGCTGGTCGCGGTAAAGGATCGGCCGACCCTGTACGCGACGATCGACCTCGACGATCTGTTGGCCGCCGACTCGGCCGCGCGCTCGGCCCTCTACTCGACCTTCGCGCAGAATGGCGTCATGACGCGCAACGAAATCCGCGCAAAGGAAGATTTGCCGCCCAAAGACGGCGGCGACGATCTCACCGTGCAGTCGAATTTGATTCCGCTCGGCAAATTGGGCGAGGCGGCGCCGCCGGCGCCGGCGCCGATCCATAATGTTTTCATGCAACCGGGCGCCACGCCGCCGCCTCCTTAAGGACAAGTGAAATGAAACTCAAGCACCGCCAGGTCCCGTTCCAGTTCAAGGCCGTCAAGGACGATGGCGCGTTCGAGGGCTACGCCTCGATCTTCGGCAATACGGATGCCTATCGCGACGTCGTGATGCCCGGCGCGTTCGCACAGTCGCTCGCCGACTGGCGCGCGCAAGACGCGATGCCGCCGGTGCTGTGGCAGCACCAGAGCTTCTCGCCGATCGGCGCCACCACGGCGATCTCCGAGGACGGCAAGGGCCTGGTCGTCGCTGGGCAGCTGCTCATCAAGGACGTGCAGCAGGCGCGCGAGGCCTTCGCGCTCGCCAAGGCGAAGGTCGTGCGCGGCCTCTCCATCGGCTATGACCCGGTGCAAGAGGAGTACGACGGCAAGACCAACGTCAATCGGCTGCTCCAGGTCGACCTCTGGGAGTATTCGTTCGCGACCTTCCCGGCGAACACCGAGGCGACCATCACCGCGGTCAAGTCGCTGCTCGCCGGCGGCGAGCTGCCGTCCCTATCTGAATTTGAGGACTTCCTGCGCGAGGCCGGAAGTTTTTCACGATCCCAAGCCAAGGCAATTGCCGGCCACGGTTTGGTGCGACTGCTAGAACAGCGT